ATAAGAAGAATGGTCTAATAAATATTCATCTAAAAATTCACATTGTTTATATAAATCCAATGGTGATTTAGTTACAGGTGAACCTGTAAGTATACGTCTGTATTTTGCAGCTTTACCTAAAGCTACAATATTTTTTGTACGTTTAGCACCAGGGTTTTTAATAGTAGTAGACTCATCAATAGCCATATAAGTGTTGTGAGAATTTAAAAAACGAGCAGCAAAATCTACACCTTTTTTAGTAGAAAAAGCTTCTACATTCATAACTAATATATGTAAATCATGACCTGTTTTAAATAAGGTATCTAGCTTATCTTGTTGTGTTTTATTAATTAAAGACTGCCATAATACAGTAATAGGTTTAATATGATTTGGTAAATGTGTAGGTATTTCTTGAGAATACCAGTTTTTATACACACCTTTAGGTGCAATAATTAAGGCACCATTAATTTTACCATTATCATATAACATAGCTATATTATCTATAGCTACTTTTGTTTTACCGGTTCCCATTTCCATAAAGTACGCAAATACTTTTTTATTCCACGACTTTTCTAACGCAGTCATTTGATGCGCGTAAGGTTTAGTTTTAAATTTATAATTCATAGTTCTTCTTTCTAGTTGACAATATAATAATTAATCCCTATATTGTCAAGCATGAAAGACAGATCAAAAGTATATGTAATCCAAGAAATTCCAGGCACTAGAATAGGTAGACCTAAAATAAATATTATGGGTGCTCAAAAACATGGCGATATAAAAGTCTTGTTAAAAGAAGATTCCCAAATAATTTTTAGTCCTGGACCTATTATTTATAATCTTAGACAAAAATTAAAAAACTTTACGCAAGAAGATTATTTATTACTAACAGGTGATCCAGCTATAATTGGAATTGCATGTTCAGTAGTATCCGATATAACAAATGGAATTTATAATTTGTTAAAATGGGATAGACAGGAAAGCACGTACTATCCAATAAGAATAAATCTATACGAGAAAGGAGAAATAGATGAGTAATACTAATAAAGATGGAAAAACATATTTGGAAGAGAATGAAAAAATAAAAGTATTCACAGGTAGTGGATCTTTTAATCCAAACGAGGACCTACAACAAATGTTTGTAGAAGATTCACCAGAACAAGTGAATGAATTAGCAAACGTCGATAGTTTGTCAAAGCATGTGCTAGACTTACAAAGATTAGAAACTGAAATCGAAAGAGAAGAACAGCTTCTAAAACAAAAGAAAGCACAAGCTGATAAAATATCAGCAGAAGTGATCCCTGAAATTATGGATCAGATGAAATTAAAAACTCTTAAACTTCAAGATGGTTCTGCCATAGAAGTTAAAGAAGTTTATAGCGCAACAATTCCTGTAGCACAAAAGGAGAATGCGTTTAGATGGCTTCGAGACAATGACCTGGGTGATCTTATTAAGAATGAGATTACTGTTTCCTTTGGTCGTGGCGAAGATGATAAGGCTAGCACTTATGCTAACCTTGCAGAAAGTCAAGGCTACCAACCACAACAAAAATTAAAGGTAGAACCTATGACATTAAAAGCACTGTACAGAGAGCGAGTTGAAAGTGGTGGAGATTTGCCTTCTGAACATTTTAATCTGTTTAAGGGAAACAAAACAAAAATAACAAGGAACAAATAACATGACACAAGAAACAAGTGACGTTACTAAAAAAGAAGGTAACTTACCGGCAGAAATGAATTTTATTCAAGATGCTGGTGCTGGACTTGAGACAATTGATAAAGACGATTTAGCTTTACCATTTCTTAAGTTATTACAAAGCGGTTCGGATGAAACTAAAAAGAAACATGCGAACTATGTTGAAGGAGCAGAAGCAGGAATGTTCTATAATACAGTAACTAAAAGACTGTATGATGGAGAGAAGGGTATAGAAATTATACCTTGCTTTTACAAATTGACATTTCCTGAGTGGGCACCTTTTGAGAGAAGAGAAGGTAGACCTGTCAGTCCTGACAGAGGAGCTGATATTCTTCTTAAAACAAAAAAGAATGCTTCAGGAAAAGATTGTTTAGATAATGGTAATGAAATTATCAAAACAGCAAATCATTTTGTAATCATTAACGGAGAGAAACCAGAAAAAGCTTTAATGGCTATGAAATCTACTCAACTAAAAGTTAGTAGAGGGTGGAACTCTTTAATGCAAGATCAATTTGAAACTGATCCTAAAACTAGCAAAGCTTTACCGGCACCTATGTTTTCTAGAATTTATAATTTAAGTTCTGTGGAAAACTCAGGGAGTTTTACTTGGCACGGATACAGAGTATCATTGGCAAGAAAAGTGGATAACGCATCGCTATATCAAATGGCGAAAGAATTCCATAACTCTTTAAAACAGAGTAACGCTGCAGCTACAACTACAGAAGAATCTAATTACTAGATTCCTCTACATGAGGATAGGGGTAGGGAAGCGAGAGTGGAACTACCCCGACCCGGGATCATTATGGATAAAGAATTTATAGAGCTGTTTAAAGGGTATGAAGGTGATTTTGGCATGGCCGACATGTCTAATACATCTGTAGATACTGATAAAAACAAAATTAAACCTAACTACGAGTGGGCAGGGAGACCTGTCACTGATTCAGATTATTTAAATCACTTGCAAGGAAAAAAATCTATTGGAATACAACCTTGTAAAATTGATAAGACAGCACAATTTGGTTGCATAGATATTGACCCACCAGACTATGGAACATTTAAAGTAGAAAATTATTTAGCATTATTTCAACAATACAAATTACCATTAGTTCCTATACTTTCTAAAAGTGGTGGACTACATTGTTATATATTTTTAAAGGAGGCAATACCTACAGTAGATTTAATAGAAGCATTAAAAGCTTTTCTTCTACCACTAGGATTAAAACCTACGACAGAGGTTTTTCCTAAACAGAAAGAATTACAGAAGGATGACAAAGGCGACATAAAACCAGGAAACTTTATAAATTTACCATACTATGACAATGGTAATTCTAATAGATACGCAGTTGATAAAAACAATTCTAAATTATCAGTAGAAGCATTTATAAAATTCGCTAACGAATCTAAAATTGACAAAGAAACTTTAGATAAACTTGTAGAAAATACACACCGAAATATTTTAGTAGGCACTAATGCAGAGTTTGATGATGGACCACCATGTTTAGCTTTGTGTTCTAAAACAAAACTCGATGATGGTAGAGACAGGTTTATGTACAACTACATGGTTTTTGCTAAAAAGAAGTACAAAGACAAATGGCCTGACCAAGTATCAGCTGCAAACTATAGTTATTTAGAAACACCATGGGACAAAGCAAAATTAGATCTTAAAATAAAAGCATGGAAGGGAGAAACAGCAGGTCATACTTGTTATGAAGATCCTATCAAAGATAAATGCATGCGTAGTCTTTGTTACAAAAAACCTTTTGGTGTTAAGTCAGATAGCATATCTGTATTTCCAGAAATACAAGATTTTGAAATGATAACGTATGCGGAACCTGAGTATAGATTTAATGTTATTATGCCTAACGATGACAAGATACAGGTAATAATTACTAATACAAAATTAATGACAACACAAAAAGAAGTTTTAAATTTAATATGGCAACAAACTGGAGTTTACTTTGAGCCATTAAAACCAAAAGATTTTAGAGCAAAATTAAACGAGTGGCGTAGAAGTGGACAAAAAATTACACCACCTAAAGGCACACAAATAGAAGATAGATTAGAAGAAGAACTGTTTCAATATTGTATTAATGGACCACAAGCACATCAACGTAGTCAAATACATAATGGTTCTTGTTATACAGAAGAAGGCTATCATTACTTTAGGTTTAATTCTTTTATTGAACACTTAGGTAATGGTTGGAAAATACCAGAAGAAAAAATTGCACAAAAACTAAAAGACAAATGTAATGTAGAGTTTGATCACTCACTAAACGTAGACGGTAAAACTCTTAAAGTATGTAAGGTTGTACAACTACATGTAGATAAAATAGAATATAAACCAGTGGCAAGAAAGGAAAGTAATTACTAATGGCTAGATATAAAGTTGTGGGTCCACCAGGTACAGGTAAAACAAGAAGATTATTAAATACTGTACATAAATATGTGAAAGATGGCACACGTTTAGATCAAATAGGTTATTTTGCATTTACACGTAAAGCAGCTGGTGAAGCACGAGATAGATTCCTAGCTCAAAATCAACATCTAGATAAGAAAGATGTAAAGTATTTTCAAACTTTGCACTCATTAGCATTTAATAATTTATCATTAAAAGAAGAAAACGTAATGCAAGAAGGCAATTACAAAGCCATAGGAGAAAGCGCGGGTATACAAATTAAATATGCATCTTATGAAACAAATAATTTTAATGGAATTTTTTCGTCGGATAGTGAATATTTAAGTTTAATTAATTTAGCCAGGGTAAAACAAATACCTGTAGAAGATCAGTTTGATCTTAATGAACATTTAACCTGGATAGAAAGAAGCAAACTACTAGCAATAGATACAGAAATAAAAAACTATAAAAAAACATA